GAGCTGAATCCGGGGACGTCGGCGGCGGCGACGAGGTTGAAGCTCTCGCGGGCCGGTGCTTCCGGTGCCTTCTGGCGGCGGGCGGCGCGTGAGGCGGACGGGCGGCGGATGGATGCGGCCTGCTTCTGCTTGGCGGCAGGGGCGGGCTCGTCCTCCTCCTCGTCGTCTTCCTCCGGCTCGGGCTCGGCCGCGGGCTCCGGTGCGGGTTCGCCCGGCTCGGAGGACATTTCCTCCTCGCCGTCGTCTTCGCCTTCGTCCTTCTTGCCGACGGCGCGCAGCGCGTTCAGCTTCTCGGCGCGTTCGGCGGCGGCTGCCTCGCGGTTGCCGACCTCGGCGTTGGCGTCGGAGAGGAAGTTGGCGATGGCCTCGAACTCGGCGAGCTGTTCGTCCGTGATTTCGTCGTCTGCCAGAGCGGCGTACTCGGAATGGGCTTCGAGTGCATCGGCGATGGAAGCTTCGAGAGCCTCGTTATCGAGGGCAGTAATGTCCTTGGGGGCTTTGAACTTTCCCATTGGAACTCTCCTAAAGAGGATCGTAGGGGTGTGTGGGGGATAACTAAATATCGACACACGGCCTACGGCCAGGAGAGTGCCCTTCTGGCTCACACTATAGACGATAAGTGTGAGCCTGTCAGGGATTTACTGTGCTTTATACGACCCACCGCGACGAGCAACCGCTGCACGGGCTTCAATTTCCGTGGCATAGGTGGTCTTAGTGCCATCTTTAGCGGTGTGCAGATATGTGGTTTTGCTCTTGCTGGAACCGCATGCGCCACAAGCCATGATTCTCTCCTACTTGTAGTTGTTGATGAGGGTCTTAGCGCGCATGAGACGCGCCTTGCGAATGGTGGCCTGAGCCTTCTCGAGCCTTGCACGGCGTTCGCGCCGGACCAGCGCGGCCTCGACCAGCGCGTCGATGGTGGTGTCGTCGATGTCGGCCTCCCGCTTGGGGATACCGGCGGCGACCAGCGCCATGACCTCGGTGCCGGACGTGGAGAACGACGGGCGGGGGATCGGGAAGCCGGGCACGTTGACCGCCAGCGCCGCGACCAGCTCGCGCTGCACCCCGCCGCTGGTCTTGCGCACCCCGCGCCAGTCGCCGGAGAGGCTGGCAGCCTTCAGCTCGCGCAGCTGCTTGGAAGTCAGCCCCTCGCGCAGCGCCCCGGCGAACCAGATGCCGTGCTCGTCCTCGCCGACCGTGACGTCCGCGACGGCGGTGGAGGTCGAGTCGTAGTGCGCGATCGCGGCGCGCACCCCGGAGCGCAGATCGGCGTGCCCGCCGCCCATGGTGATCTGCCCGACCGGTACCGGGCCCTGGTTGGTGTCGACCTCGCCGGTGAGGAAGTAGGCGTAGTCGGTGTTTGAGCGCGGGGCCAGCACGCACTCGTTCGGGTTGGAGCCGACCGAAATGTGGCAGGTGGACCAGTCCGCGATGTGCCCGAAGATCCGGCCCTCGTTCGTGATGGTCAGCGGGGTGGCGAACGGCAGCTGCGGGTCCTTGAACCAGTCCGCGGGCAGGACCTTGGTTTCGGCCTCAGCCAGGGTGACCGATGCGGTGATGTTCTGCGTCATGTCGATTTCCTCTGTCCTTCCGGATGCCTGCCCCGGCCATGCGCCGAGCGCGCGGTAGTGGAGGTTGGCGCACAGCCCGGCCAGCCAGTCGGGATTCTGCACGTACTTGACCAGCTGCGTCCGGCAGCGGTTGAAGTCCCCGGGTGCGCCCCAGCTGATCTTGGCCGCGCCGGGACCGTCGACCCAGTACGACGTGATCTGCTTCGTCGGCTTCGGGTCGGTGATCCAGCCCGGGCCGTCCTTGGTCTTCCGGGGCGGGATGTCGAAGTCCTCGGTGTCGGAGGCGAGCTTCTTCGGCGGGAACGGCTCCTCCTCCTCGTCCTCCGCCGGGGCCTCCGGCTCCTCCTCGGTGTCGGCCGGCACCGCTTCCTCGGGCACCTCGGCCTCCTCGGGGACCTCCTCGGCGTCGGCGTCCTCCTCGGGCAGCGGGCCCAGCGCGATGAACGCCTCCGCGAACGCCGGGATCGCGCAGATGGTGGCGGCGGAAATCCTGGCGCTGGTGAACTCGATGGCCTCCGCGTCGTCCTCGCTCATGGCGGCAACGGCGGCGTCGACGTCGACGGAGACGCCGTTCATGATGCCGTTGGCGACGACGCGCACCGCCTCGTACGCGGCGGGGGAGGTGTCGAACACACCCTCGCCCATGACCATGCCGTTGCGGCGGACGATCCGGTCGATGCGGGCGACCGGGTAGGAACCGGTGTGGCCCTCGTCGTCCTCCCACATGTACTTCAGGGTGATCGGCAGCGGCCGGTGGGTCAGCGAGTTGGGCGCGAACATCCGCCCGTCGCCGGACGGCTTGCCCTCCGGGGCCAGCACCCCGTGCCAGGGCACCTCCGGGTACGCGTTCTCCTCCAGCGACTCGATGTCCTCCAGCGCCGGTTCGGATGTATCTACATCCGGGGCCTCCTCGGATGTAGGTACATCCGGCACCTCCTCCTCCTTCGGGGGGACGGCGGCAACGAGGGTGTGCGCCGTCAGCTTGGAGGCGTCGATGGTGCCCATCGAGACGTTGCGGACGGCAAGTTCGGTCAGCGACGTGGGCCGGGCGACGCAGCGGCAGTTGATCCAGTGCTCGGGGGAGCCGACCGGCTGGCCCGGGTAGAGCAGCTCCACCTCGCCGACGGTGAACGGCTGCCCGGAGGGGACGGTCTGCCCGTTGGTCTCGGCGTGCAGGGAGCGCACGTGCGTGTCGCCCATCGTGATCCACTCCAGCCCGACGGCCTCGTCGGTGTCGGCGGTCGCGGCTGCCTCGGTCCCGGCGTTCACGGCGGCGACGGAGAGCCAGCGCGTGATGGTGTTCAGCTGGCCCTCGCGGTCCTCGGCGGAGACGGGCTTGGTCTTCTCCAGCGCGGCGGTGATTTCGCGGTTGAACTCGGCGCGCATGTCGTCGAGCACCGGCCCCCACTCGTCGGATTCGTAGGAGGCGGTCTCCTCGAACACGTCGACCGCGGCCTCCACCGCGTTCTCGGTCCACCCGGCGAGGCCGATGCGGATCAGGGAGGCGCGGACGGCGTCGCGGATGCGCTCCTCGGTGCGCTCAAGGATGGACTTTCGCTCGGCGGCGAACTCGTCGGTGGCGGCGGCGAGCCGTTCGGTGCGGATCATGCTGTTGCCTCCATCTGGAAGATCCCAAAGGTCAGGTACTCGTCGAAGCGTTCATAGGAGTGGGCCTCGCGGGTGCTCAGCAGCATCCGGCAGTAGGCGTCGAGGTTGCGCTGCAGCGCGGCGATGTCGACGTTGTGCCGCTTGGCGATCAGCGGCACCTGCGTCCAGGCATCGTCGAGCAGCCGGGCGTAGTCGCCCGGATTTGTCGGTACCACCCGGTAGAGTTCGGCCGCGGCGACGGTGGGCCTCGCCTGCATCCGGTTCTTGAGCTTGTTCCCGGCCCGCTCCATCGCCCGGATGACGACCTGCTCACACGCGGCGGTGAGGGCGGCGGCGCTGGGCACGTCGCCGCGTTCGCGGGCGTCCTTGCGGCGCTGGCCGCGTTCCTGGTCGGGGATGTCGCGGGACGGATGATCGACCAGCGACGGCACCGGGCGCCCCTCCTGCGTCTCCGGTGCCGCCGGGTTTGCGGGGGTGACGGTGCCGAGCGGAACCTTGAGGGCGCGCAGCGCGGCCTCAACCAGTTCCGGCGTGGTGGATCCGGCGGCGACCTTGCGGAGGAAGAACAGGGCGCGGTCGTCCTCGCTCATGGCGTCCTCCTCGTCGAACCCGGTCTCGCGGCGCAGCGCGGCCTCGTTGAGCACGCCGCGGTCGAACAGCTCCAGCGCCTCCTTGGACCGGTTCGGGCGGACCCGCATCTCGGAGGTGTCGGCCTTGATGGAGTAGCGCGGGATGTCCTCGACGGGGATGGACTCGTCCTCGTACAGCAGCGGCCGGAGGTAGCCCTCGGCCAGCGCGGACGTGACGATCTTGAGCAGCGGTTCGGTGTGCGACTTGATCGCGGATTCGTCGGCCTGCCATGCGGACCAGTGGTTGGCCTCGCTGATGCCCTGCAGCACCTCCGGCGGCATGTCCAGTCCGAGCGCCAGCCGGCGGATGGCCTCGTTGCGCAGCTCGATCGCGTGCGCGTCCAGCTCGGTCCAGAACGTCATGTGCTTGACGGCCTGGATGGATTCGGCGGGGGCCGTGATCACGATGGGCACCAGCGCGGACGCGTTGGACCGGTCCTCGATGGCGGTGGCCATCGTTTCCTGGATGATCTTCATCAGGTCTTCGGCACCGTTGGCGGAGCGGGCGACCGGGGCCGGTTCGCCTTCCTTGGCCTCGCCTTCGACAGGGGCCGGGAGCGTCATCTCCGACGGCATGAGCAGGATGCCCGCCCCGGCGAGCCGGGAGTCGACCTGTGCGGCGACGTGGTCGGTGAGCCGGACGATTTCGCCGAGAATGGAGAGCACGGCGCGGGCCGGGGACATCGCCTTCTTCGGGTCCTTGGGGTCCGGCTTCCAGATGCGGACCGCGAGCACGTCGTCCGGGTCGACCGGGATTTCCTCGTTGTGCAGGGTCCATGTCCCGTCGTCGCCGACGGCCTTCTTGAGCGCCCCGGCGGCGGCGACCTCCCAGTGGTCGACCTCCACGCCGTAGTCGTCCTTGGCGGTCCAGCCGACGACCCAGCACTCACCGGCGACCGTGAGGTGGACACCGATCAGGCGCAGCATTTCGGCCCTGCCGTCGGAGTCCCCGCCCAGCTGGTCGACCCATTCGGCGGCGGGCCCGGTCTTGAGCGCCTCGGTGCCCTCGCCCATCGTCTCGAAGGTGGCGTGCAGCAGCGCCTTGGAGAGCATGTTGCCGACCCAGTCGCAGCTGAACCGGAACTCGCCGACCGCGTGGTACATCTTCCACGCCTGATCCTGCCAGCCGGAGGATGACGACATCCGTGAAAAGTTGTGGAGGTCTTTGCCGCTGCGTACCCGGGCGGCTGATGCCACCAGAGAGTTTGGTCCTTCTACCCTGCGGGTGCGCCCCATGGTCTACTCCACCTCGTCGCGTTCTACGATCATTGCGGCGGCATACCCTGCAGCAAGCCATCCGTTGAAGATCCACCACCACATGTCCAGACCGGACAGCATGCCCCACAGCAGGATGGGAAGGGTAACCCAGAGAGACAGGCACCAGTGGCAGTGGAACAGTATGTTCCATCCGCTACCGTCGGTCCTGTCGTCCCACTTCATGCGGAACCACACGACGGGCGGGAAGCTATCTTGGGTAATGAGTCGGGTCAGCCGCGCTGCCGACATGACGCCGACTATGACAGCCCCGATTACCACAAGAATCTCGATCATGTAATCGAGATTACCTGCAATTGTGCTAGCTGGCTCGCAAGTAAGCAGGGATTGTGCTGTTTCCGTGGATGTTAGTGGCAGCGGGAGCCGCTATTTCGACCCGGTGTGCTATGCCACCCAGCTCTGTAAGGCCGTGGACCAGCGCGTCAACGCGGTCGGGTGAGTCGGAAGCATCCGGTACCCAGCCGACCATCTGGGATTCGAGGTCTTCCAGCACCTTTACGTGGTGCACGCGCTTCTGTTCGTACAGCCCGACGATCGGTTCGGCGCGCAGCACCTTGCCGCGCCGGGAGTGGACCAGGATGGGCTCGGCGTCGACGAAACCCTTCTGCTTGTCGCGGTAGTTGCGCAGCGTGGAGAGCACCATCTCGCCGCCGTAGTTCTTTTCCGCGACGATCTTGTCGGCGTGGTACTGGTCATAGGCCTTCCATGCCGCCTCGGCCCAGCCGTTCGGCGTGAAGTGCCCGGAGACGTCGTCGAGCACGTAGAGCGAATTGCCGCGCCGGCCGACGACGACGATGCCCGTCTCGTCGCGCTTCTTGGAGCTGGTGCCCGCCGGGTCGATGCCGATGACGATGCGGTCCATGTGCTCGGGCAGCGCGTCGAAGTCGCGGTAGGGCTCGATCAGGTCCATGTTCCAGAGCGCGCCCTCGACGTCCTCCAGGATTTCGCCATACAGCTCCTGCCGCCCGATGCGGGTGCCCTCGTACTTGTCGATGATGTTCTGCCGGAACTGCGGGTCCAGGTTGTGCAGGTTCACGTGCGTGGGGACGGAGACCGTGACGGTGGATTCCTTGTCGCGCAGATCCTTGAGCCACTTGGTCGGCAGCGGGGTGGAGGTGCACAGCGCCTTCGCGCCGCCCGGGACGCC